ACATCGTGTTGTACTTTTGGGTGAACTGGCGACACCGGCAGTGGCGTGACCTGACGGTGGATTACCTTGGCGGCGTCTACCGTGTCCCGCTGACCACCCTCTTGACGTTGATCGCCAATGGTGCGCCGAAACATTACTATGCTCGACGGAAGACGCTTGAAGAGCGGAACGCGACGGAGTCCTATATATTCGATATACGCAGTTTCGAGCAACTGTTCCATACAACCGATGCCGCTTTCTTCAATTCGTGATACGCTATTAGTCGTATGAGACAACACGCGTGGCCCCCACATCACATCGCCCACCTGAGGAGAAATGTCCTCCGCGAGGACGTACGTTATTTTGCCTCGCACTGGGCGAAGGAGGACGGTTCCGGGATCTCTGGACGCACGGTGGAAGCCTGGGAACAGGGGCGGAGACAACCATCCCTGTTTATCCGCCAGCACCTCAGCCGCGTGTTATACCGTCTGCGCAACCGACACGGGCAAACGATCAGGATGCCGTCTAAGTAAGGCTTGACATAATTATGCTACCCATGTAGCATCTACAGGTCGCCTAATCAGGGGCGTCACCGCCGAGAAGGGTGAGAGAGATTGTGATCCTTAGAGTAAAAATACCGGGCGCGTTGTACAGGCTGAGTTTAAATACCTGTGGCGACAAGAACGCGGTACTAAATCAGGCGATTTGCCGCCTCCTTGAGCATGAGGGGTGGCTCGAAACAGTGGTGGACGAGATCGCGCAGGACGCAGTGGCCTGTGCTTCAGGAGAGACGACATGAACACTAGTCCAGAACTGAACGAACTTGCAGCGGCCCTCTGTCTGGCGCAAGCTGAAATTGCCGGAGCGCACAAGAACGCTGCGAACCCGTTCTTCAAGAGCAAATATTCCGATCTGGCGTCCTGCTGGTCGGCGGTACGGGAACCGCTCACCAAGCATGGCTTGAGCGTGGTGCAAAGCCCCAGCGCCGATGGGGCAAAAGTGTCGGTCGAGACGAGGCTGTTCCACGCTAGCGGGCAGTGGGTGGAGGGGACGATGACCGCAACGGCGAAAGACGATAGTCCACAGGCGATTATCAGCATCGTGACTTACCTGCGGAGAGCGGGATTGAGCAGTTTCTGCTCGGTTGCTCCCGTCGATGATGATGCCGAAAGCGCCCAATCTCATGCAGCCCCGGCAGTGATCCCGCCGGATGGATTTGAGAACTGGCTCGACGATTTGGCGGCTGTTTCCGAAGGGGGTCAAGTTGCGCTAAAACAGGCGTGGACGGCCAGTGCCAAGCCCCTGCGGGCGCATCTCACCGCGCACCACGCCAAAACGTGGGCTGACCTGAAAGCGGCAGCGGCGGCGGTGGATGTGGAGCAACCCGCATGATCGTCCATTCTATGGAGCAACGCACCGACGAGTGGTTCCAGCTTCGCGTGGGGAAGCTCACCGCCTCACAGGCCGGGAAGGCGTTCGCCACGACCAAGAGTGGCTGGTCGGTGCAGCGTCATGATTTACGGATGCAGATCACCTGTGAAAAAATCACCGGGTTTTCCTGTCAGACGCCCTTCGTGGCGAACGAGGCCGTTCAACGAGGAATTGACCAGGAGGATGCGTCCGTCCGATTTTACGAGGGTTTAAACGGCGCGGTCGTTGACCGGAGTGTTGGATTCCTGGAGTCGGACGATGGCATGTGTGGGTGCAGCCCGGATGGGCTGGTCGTGGATGGGCACGTTCGCGGATTGTTGGAATGTAAGAATCCCACAACGAAAAACCACGTCGTGTATATGCGGGCTGGTATCGTCCCTCCCCAGTATGCCGCCCAGCTAACGCATAGCCTTTTTGTGGCTGGCCCAGACTATAAATTCATCGATTTTTTCTCATATGATAGTCGCCTCCCGCCGGGGCTTGACGCGTTCCTCGTCAGGGAGTGGCGAGACGAAGATCTGATCGCGGCCCATGCCAACGCGGTCGCCGTGTTTCTGCGCGAGGTCGAGGATGAAGTGGCCGCGCTCCGGCTGTTACAACAGACGCATGAGGAGGTTTATGCCTGAGACTAAAGAGCCATTGATATTCTTGCGGTGTAGTGCGAAAAAGAAGGTCTTCGACAACGGCGGCAGCGTCCTCAATGTGAGCATCAAGGGTGAGGATCTGACCGCGTTCCTAGCGCAATATGTGAACGAACGTGGCTACCTTAATCTGCGGATACAAAAGCGCCGAGAGGTCGGGCAATATGGCGATACTCATATGGTGACGCTCGATACATGGAAGCCGAAGGCGAAAGCTGAGGTTACTCTAATCACGGAGTCGGATATTCCCTTTTGAGGTGCATAACATGGGTTCGTTACGCCGCACAGTACATCTATGGCGCATGGCTCGACGCACGGGATCCCCTCGCCGCCTTGGGGTGCGTCTCTCCACGCTGGCTACACCAGCACCGACAGTCGTACCACGCCCACTGCCCCCGCGCAACCGACATGGGGATATTAATGATGAGGCCCCCTACGGGCACGGGCAAACGCTGTGGAGGCGTATCTGACGCCGCCACGCCAGACGCCCCCGACGCCTGAACAACTCGCTAACTATGAAGAACGAGCCGCAATCCTGGAATACGACGCGGGGGTGTCCCGCGAGGAGGCAAAACGATGGGCAGCCCATTGGTGTTTAGGCCGACCACTTGTCCAGTCGAGCCTATGGGAGTGACTGAGGAGGGGTTTGCGGCGTTCTGGTCAGCCTATCCGAAGCGACAGGCCCGGAAAGACGCGCTGAAAGCGTGGCAACAGTTACGCCCCAGCACAGAGGTGCAACAAGCCATCCTCGACGCCCTGAAGTGGCAGATACCGTCATGGCCCGATCTTGCCTATGCTCCGCTGCCCGCCACGTACCTGCGCGGTGAGCGGTGGACGGATGAGCCACTCGCCGTGACACAGAAAGTCGATGCGCGGTTGCCAGCGTGGGCGCACGCCGCGATTGCCGCGAGGCGTGGCTGACGCGAGAACATAGAGGGGCGGTGTGCGCGGTATTACACGGTGGGTTATTGGGCTGGCGGTCGGTGTGGCGGTTTTTGTCTGGGCGCGTAGCCGACGCCCACGCTTTAAGGGAGGTCGTCTATGGTGATGCAAGGATGGACAGAATTTAGAACCCATGTACTGCCGTGGCTACTCGCCGGGGCCGTCATTGGACTAATGGCAGTGCAAGAAAATGAACGGACAGCGAGGCTCAACGAACTCCTCCTCCGCCAAGCTCAAAGCCTCGAAAGTGTCCACATTCTCCTTAGCACGCAGGGCTTTATCAGCCCTCCTATTTCGCCCACGGGGGGAACCGGATCACCATCCGTGGGCTTAGGCTTCCGATAAATATGCACCGCCGGTTGATGCCAATGTTTTCGATAGCGCAAACGTGGGCAACCCGAAATTTTGAGACGCTGCGTATTGTCAGCGCCAACGATCACGATCACGTACGAAATTCGCGTCATTACTCAAATGAGGCTCTTGATTTTTGGAGTAGCGATCTGGACGGACTGGCGGTGTGGCTGACGGCGTACGGCTACCGGGTGCTGTGGGACGTTCCTGGGCATTTCGCCCATGTTCATGCAGAAGGTTAACGTGAGTGGAGCAAATGTATAACGCCACGCGGATCTCGGGCGAAGATCGCGTAGCGCATTTTTTTGCGACACGGGCTATCGATGGCCGTGCGGTGCTGGTCAGTTCTCCTAGGCGGGAGCCATGGGGCCGTACGGCGCTAGTTCATGGTAAGACGATTAAGCCCGTAGACGATCCCGATGTGTGGCTGTGCCGTATCGGCTCTACGTTCGTCGTAGTAGATGACTATGATCCCCAGAAACTAGACGGCTATATATGTGAATGTAGCCCAGACGATACCGTGCATTGGATTATTGCGTGTTGGGAGCGTTATCGGGATATTCAGCGAGATAAACGAAAGGTAAATCGCGCCCTCACAAAGGCCGAGATACGCCTGTCGCTCATTACGCGAGTGACGTGTTAAGTGATGAGAGGACGGAGGGGTGATGAAGAGTGAGAAAATGATTGGTAGCCACGCCAGCCTTGTGTGTGAATCTCTTTGTAATAAAGGGGTGGTTCAGGAGTTTGATGCGGTAATAGCGGAGATATACAAGTACTGCCATCGTTTAGATCGTATAGAGCCACAGTTAATCCCATTTGAATGGCTTGAGAGGGCGAAAGCGTTCGTACACACGGAGCATGTATTGCTACGGCGCGATCAAACAGGGTATCGGTACTGGTCAGCATGGAGTAAACCATTCTGGGGTGGAGCGATTCAGGGTGTTACGTGTGCGTTGATTTGGAAGTGCATGGTATGTGGAAATGAACGGATGTTTGGAAGAGAGGATGGCGTGTGTGACGGAAGCGTTCTTTAATCGGCAGATGTCTCGGCTGATTGGTCTACGGTTTGTTCCCGCCGACATGACCACTCATTGGGAGGCACTGTGTGACCTCCCAGAGGAGGTGTTGTCCCAGGCTGTGTCCTTGGCGGGGCGCACACGGGTGGACTTTCCCACCCCTCACCAACTACGACAAGATGCAGACATGGGGCGCACGGTTACCCTCACGAACGAACCTGACCGATCAGCGGCACTGGACGAACCGTTCAGCGTGACGGTACCCCATACGCACTCGTCTCTCCACATCACGCGTGAATGGGCATATTACTGTGACCATTGCTCAGATAGCGGGTGGAGAAGCTGGTGGTGCGGCGAGGCCGCAGGAAAAAAGCCGTGGCAGTCAGTATGGTCATGTGACACTCCACGCGAACATGGGGATCATGAATGGGTTGAGCACTGTGTGTGTTACACCAGTAACCCGGATCTACTCAGGAAACGTGCCGCACAGCAGCAGTATGCTGCGCGTGACGCGTCGAAAGCACGACCGTAGCGAGAAGGACAGCATGTACGAGGGGGGTGAAGGGGTACGGGTAATGGTCGGCCTAAGCGCACAGTCCTCTGGAGAGGAACGACTGGCAACAGCGGTAATCCTACAGGCGGTCAGGGATTGTTCCAGTGTTCATGTAGTCCAGATACCGGAACGGGGGACAGACGGCGCACCACTCTTGACGATAACCGGTTGTCCTAAAACACGTGGGCAGCGCACATATCACGACAATGGGCGCGAGGGGCATCTAGCGATGTCGGCACGGTCTTTTTTGTCGAAACCTAACTCGGCGTTAACCTTCTGGTGCAGTATCTTGCATGTTCACCCCGATCACATCCATGACGCATATTTCAAAACGATTCGACCGTTATGATGCAGCTATATTCATTCGTAGTCTCTCCTCGCTTTGACGGAGCCATCTTTGAATACCGGGTGCGAACATGACACGGGCCGGTTCCGCGTTGTTTTCTCGGGCATCTGATGAGTGGTCAACCCCAAACGACCTGTATACGGCGCTGGACGATGAGTTCTGCTTCACGCTCGATGCTGCCGCCACAGCGGAGAATACAAAAAGCCCCACATTCCTCGACCGTGACCGTGATGCGCTACAAGAGCGATGGGGGCTTATCCCGTCACATCGCTCGACGCCGCCATCGGTCTGGGTTAATCCTCCTTATAGCCGAGTCCGTCACTTCATGGCGAAAGCTGTTGAGGAGGCAGCGCGTGGCTGTACTGTTGTCTGTCTGGTGCCCAGCCGCACGGATACGAAATGGTGGCATGAAAGCGTGTGGGATGCCGCTGCCCATCAGCCTCGACCGGGCGTGGAGATTCGATTCCTCCGTGGCCGTGTGAAATTCGGGGATGGAAAGGGCAGTGCTCCCTTCCCGTCTGCCGTAATTATTCTGCGCCCCAAACCATGACGATTAATATTTACTGCCCCAAATGTGGAGAAGACCGGCAAATTGAGCGTATCCCTACGAAAAAGGCCAACGAGGGTGGTGGTAACTACTTCTGTAACGTGTGTGCCCATCAGTGGAGTACAGATGCCCATGAGTTACGATGACCGCCAGCGTCAGGCCCGTCTGGTGACGTGGCTCTGCTGCCGACGCACAGTCTATGCCGTCAATCCCGACCACGGCTGTGGTGCCTGTTGGGGACGGCCATGACCGCCCGATCCACCTGGAAAGCCTCGGAACGCCGTGTCGCAGACGACCTCCTGGGTCAGCGGATCCCTGTCACCGGGGTAGACCGGGACGGGGCTGACGTGGTGACCCCCCTGTTCCATGTCCAGGTCAAGCTGCGGAAGAGCCTCCCCCAATGGCTCTGGGACTGGCTCAGGGGCATTGTGGGGGACGCGGCCCGCCACAGGAAGATTGGGGTGCTGATCCTCAAAAAACCCCGCCAGCGGGACGCTGAGGGGCTTGTGGTGCTGCGCTACGGGGATTTCGTGGATTTGGTGGGGCGGATTGACGAGGAGAGCCATGAAAATTAAGTGGTCAACGCTTCCTCATATCGATGGTCTAACAAAAGCAGCACAGGCTGCTTATCGACCATTGGTATCAGGCTGTGGACGGTGGGTGATAGCGCCAACATTTACCAAGGGTGTCTACCGCCTTCTGGATTGCGATGACAAGGCTGCTTGGCACGAGTCTGGGTTCCCGTCCAAAGATCACCATTTTCAAGTCGGCACAATTGCTCATTTGAAGCGCCTCGCAGTGGATCTGGTGGGGCGGATTGACGAGGATGGGCGATAAATCGTCACGGTGTGAACGTACAGGGGGGAGGTCGCCGATGACACGATGGAAGACGGTATGGAACGGTGAATGGGTGCGCGTCCGAAACATGATGAATACGCGTTTTGATGCCAGCAACCCGTGCAGTCAGTGCCGAGTATTCTCGTGCAGCATGGTCTGGTACAGCATAAAAACCAAGGAGGTGCGCTGCTGTAAATGCTTTACCCCGCCAGATTATTGATCACACTTGATTGCCAGAGCCATGATTGAACGTAAATACGGTATTTCCCATTGACGAGGAGGGCCATGAATCCCTATGAAATCGAGGGGCCAGCCGTCATCTCCTTCAGCGGCGGTCGGCAGCGGGAGAGGGAGAAAGGGGAGTCTCAGCCTAGCAAGTTCACTTTGACCTTGGCGAGCGAGATCACCCCGAAAGCCGGAGGGCCAGACGACCTCTTTGGAAAAGCTAAGGCGAGCGGGTCTATCACAGGATCTGATGACGACTGGCTAAAGATGAGCAGGAGATAGAGAGTCCATTGGTACACCGAGAGAGTCGCCAAAGTGGAGGAGACACAATGACTACTCGATATCATGCCGACATGACGGATTCCGAACTGCGGGACTGCATCCGAGAGATCGACGCCGAACGATCCAAGACACAGGCCCGTATTCGGGAGATTAAGTCCGAAATGCTGGAGGTCGATGCCCAAATACGGAAGAACAAAGATGAGATACTGGATATAGAGGCTGCAATACGGGAGATCGCAGCCAGACGGGACGGCGAGGAAGAAACCCATCGGACGGCATCAGATAAGAACGTCCACTGACCCATGCACACCCTGATCGGCCCCCTCCCACGCCACCTCTACGCCTACGTGGATACCGGATTCACCCACCACCAGCCCCAAGCCCCACGGTTCCAGCCGTGTGTCTGGTTTGGGTTGGTGAGCTATCCTGGGCGCATGTGGGGGTGTACGGTGCTGCTGGAGAGCGGGGCCGTGTATCGGGCGCTGCCGCCCCATGCCCTCGCCTTTCAGGACGCCCCCGAGGACATCACGCCAGAGGAGGCGCAAACCTGGGATTGCTACGGCGTCCAGTTCAGCGCCGTCGAATATCCCTATCTAGCAGGATTAGACTGTCTCGCTAAGACCGGATCCCGACACCAGACCGGCCACCACCTCTTTAGCGTGGCCCCTATCGGAGATGGGTTCTCGGCCGAGCCTGAACAGGCCAAAGAGTTCCATTTCCTGGCCCTCGATACCGGTCGCCTCACCATCCAGCCCACGAATCGCGTGGTCTATCAGGAGAGAAGCTTCACGCGCCCTGACCTTGCGTTCCCCACAGGACTGCGACGACAGACGGCGGTCTATAGCTGTGAGTAACCCTTAGGTACTCACGCCGTCGCTGGTGACGAGGCGCAGGCCCACGTTGATCGCCGCGACGATTGCCGCCGTGACGTCGGCAGGCAGAGGCACAACACCGGTCACTGCTGCCAAAATCGTCAGCAGTTGGAACAGGATGGTCTTTGATTTCCAGAACTTTTTCATACTGATCTCCTCAATGTACGTGTTACGGCGTGCCGGTTGCGTCAGCCTGTGGGGAGAGCGTAAATGTAGCGGATGTAGTGACACGTGGCTGCACAATGTCGATCCACACCTCGTCACCGCGTGCGAGTGCCGTCGCAATTCTCGGTTGCACTTCGTCCATCGCATCGCGTGACCGCTGAATCTGCATACCGTCAGACTTGGCATCGCTGTCACGTTCCATGCCGACCAAAATACATCCAGACGTATCATCGGTATTGTTGCCGCAGTGGATTCTGACGCCGCCGAACTGGGGCACGTTATGCAGCAGCGGCATCATCTTGCCGTAGCGTTTGGATTTGGTGATCGTCACCGCATAGGTGCCGCTTGGGATCGCCGTATCGCCCCAGACCTTCTCGCCCTTCCGTACCGGGTCTTCCAGGGTGTGGCAAAAGAACCCGTCGTCAAACCGCATCGTACCGAGCGTACGCGCCGGGGTGCAATCGTCCCGAGACAGATAGATCGTCACGGATCAACCTAAATCTGGCTCTTGGCGGTAACCGCCCGGTCAATCCGTTCGCGGATGTACCTGATATCCGTCTTCATTTCAAGCAACTGCTCTGAATGCGCCCGTACACGGCTATGCAGCGTGACGAGCCACGCGACGGCGGCAGCACCGGGCACTAGGACGACCATCGCCATGCTTAATTCATCCATCGACGTACGTCCACGTCTGCGTGGCCGGGTTGTAGATGTCCCCACCAGTGGGGAGCGGAATAGTATTCGTCGTATCGACAAACAAGTAGGTATTGTCAGGTTCAATCGGCATTGTGTCGCCCCCCATCCAGGTGGCATAGCACACATAGTCGCTGGTCATCGTTTGCGCTTGCGTCTTGGTCATGCGGTTACTTCTTTCTGCGGCACCAATGCGTCATCAATTTTGGTCTGTCCGGTATCCAGGGAGTACTGAATGCCATCTGCTACGTGTGCCGGTGCGCCAGTCAACACCCAGCGGCCATTCGTATTCGACAGTTTCCCGGTGATGTGGCCGTGAAACGGTTCCAACGCGGTGCCGGTAATATCCAGTAGGGATTTCTCTGCGGTGGGACGAATAGCGCGAGACGACGTTTGATTCACGTCGATCTCTCGGCTCGCACGGTCTAGCTGTATATATTTCCGTTCAGATGGGTATTCGATACCCGCATCAATCGTATTCCATGCGTGAAAATACTGATCGCCCAGAGGCCAGTTAAATCGTGTCACATCCACACAGACAGCACCCCCGGCGGGGCAATCATCCCACGCCGACATATCCCAGCAATGGTCGTGCGTCTCGTACGGCGATCCCGCTGGTGTGATCAGCCGCTGCGCGTCTTGGAGCCACGCGTTCATCCCGATAGCTCTGGCGTCCCCGACCTGTGCGAGGAGGTGCGTCGGTGGCGACGGGAGGTGGCCTCTCCACTCGCCCAGCCACTGTCCGTCCTCAAGCCGAAACCAGCACAAATGGCGCATTGTATTCTCAGAACCACTCAGAGAGCATGGCGCGAACACGGCCAAAGGTGGAGCCCGCTGTATTCTTGTACACCGTCAGCGTCGTCGAATCCGTGAGCACCAACGAACAATTCGCCTCAGCAAATGAGGTGGCATTCGAGGTGTCGCCATTATTGAGCGGGATTGCGCGAGTGGTGGTCACACTGGACGCGGTGGCCGTTTTACTCGCCACCGAATCGCAGAGAATGTAGAACTGCTGGGTGCTCGACGCCCGGACACTGTACGACCCTGCCGTCAGGCTGAATCCTGTCTTTGTGTTGACTTCGACCAATCGCGCCGCGACTGGCGTCTGCGTCCAAAGTTGGTTCGCACTTATGCCGGACTTCACGGGGTCACCCGCATCACATACCCGCTCAGGACAATCACATTCCCCGTCGCCGCAAATGCTTTGACCGTCAACGCTGTCGAGCCATCCCCCAGTAGAATCAGGCCGTCCACCACCAGCGTCATCCCCGTTTTTGTCGTGATGGTCTGCACAATGTTCTGGTCTGGTACCGTCGCCCCACCAAACTCAATCGTCAACACCACATCGGCAGAGTGTCCGTTGTAGGCCCAGATCGACAAACGGTCTACAATCGTGGCGCTGGTGCCGGTCGTATGTATGAGCGTACCAGCCGTGGACGTAGCCACGACCTTGACACCTTGCCCTTGAGTACTTCCGCTAAACGGAATGATCGCTGTCGCATTCGCCATTAGTCCACCATTACTTCGATTTGAAGGAAATCGTTACCGCCTGCGGCGGATGAAGCCCACGCCGATCCTGTTGACGTGAGAACATTGCCTGATGTAGAAGGAGCGACAAACGTCACATTTCCAGTCCCAGCACCAATAATGACATTCGCAGATGTAAGGGACGCGACACCAGTACCGCCTTGCGCCACCACGAGTGGAGTGTTTAAACCACCAGAAAGTGTCGTCGCACCCGTGACTCCCAATGTTCCCCCGACCACCGTATTCCGACTAAAGAAGCCATCGCGTGGCCTTGTCGCGCCCGACTTGCCGATGTCGTACGTGTTGTCGGTAAACAACAGATCTTGCGTGATGGGGACAGGGATAGTGGCTACCACCGCCGAGGTCGCAGACAAAATCAATGTCGAGGTGGTATTCGCCACCCCCACCGTCCGGGAATTACTAGGAGCTGACGCCACAATCGCTCCAGGCGTTGCACCGACGTAATACGTCGAGCCGACAACCACGGAACCATCAGTAGTTGCTTCTCCCGCGAGTCGGATGGTGCCCGCTGTATTAATCGCAATGGCCGAGATCGCCATGCCCACGCTTTGGGGTAACGTCGAAGTCGCGGTCGCGTCGGAATCGGTGAGATACCACAATCCCTTCGTAAGCGCAGACGCTTCTGCGCCCGAACTCATGTAGACCACCTCACCCGCCGTCACCGCCTCACCGACCGTGCCCGTAATATCGAGGTTGACCGACGATCCAGGTACCGCCTGAATGTTGTCTTGTTCCTTGATGAGGACGTCGCCCGAGGTCTTAAAGGTGAACTTGAAATTGCCACCTGCCGGAAGATAGGCCACATAGCGCCCAGAGGAATCCGCCACAATCGGATTCGCATTCGCCACATCCAGCGCCAACGTGGTGTACGTTGCCGCCGCCGTCGTCGTTCCAGCGGTATAGGTGTAAACCTTGGCCCCAGACACGGCCACGCCTGTGGCGTCAAGGACGGTCTGGAACGGTGTGGGCGTCAGTGTGCCTGCCATGAATTATCCTATTGACTTAATGACTGATACTAGTTCGTCTATGGATTTCTTGTTTCCCATATCAGATGAATTCAATATTTGAATGGCTATTCTCTTATCAAGCATACGATCTGCTGAATTCATTCCACCAGCCCAATACAACCCAGCCACATGAGCTGGAGAATAGTGTTTCGGTAATGTCGGGGATTCTCCAGTGAGATCCTTATACAATCTCTCGAAGTGACGAAACTGAGGAGACGGATTACCCGATGCATCGAGTAGTCTGCTTTTCCCGACTAACTTCTGCGATTGGATAACAGCCTCCAACCCCGGTCGGTTTGAAAGCAATTCCCGTATCTCATCTGGCTTAAGTATCTTAATACTTGCCACTTCTGGTGTGACACCACGCGCCCGTGATCGATCTTCTACCGTAGAACCAATTTCTTCTACAACATCTCCGATATCTCCCGACTGAGTACGAATAGTGGATGGAGTAGCCGCACCACTTCTCGGTTTATAGTTATATTCAACTCCCGAAGGTATTGTTGGTGGAGCACTGTCTGGATGACTCCGCAAAATCTTTATTGCACTAGCATTTCGTGAGTTTACGATCCCAGGTTCTTTGAATGATTCGACTAATGACTGCAATTCTTCTTTCCACGTCGCAGATTCTCGTGGAATAAGACGAGCACCTTTATGCTTTTCTATGAGTGCAACAAGATTTTCGGCTCGTTTAATTCTCGCAGATGCGTCAGATGGAATAGTGAATCCACCATGCGATGCAGGGCCAGGAAGCTCAACATTCACCGGCCTCCGCATATCTTCAAGGATCTCAAGTAGCCCAGTAGATTCACTGGCTTGACCGGCAAGTCTTCCTCCAACATTCTCAGAACGTCTTTTCAGGATATCGAGTAACGTGGAATCTTTTCCGCGTATTTCGCCCTGCATTTTTGCCGGAAGAGACTTAAATGCCGCGTCGAATGATTTCCGATCAACTAACGCTGACTTCATAAGACGTTCTATGGCCGATGAATAGTCTCGACTACTATCACGATGAATGCGTTCTCGTAATCCCTCAAATGCCTGACGCCATTTTTCAGGAATTTCACGACCAGCCCTAGATGCTGCGTCAATCGCCTCTGCTAAATCATTGTGATATTTAGATACCTCTTTATTAGTGAATTTACTAATATCGATCAACTTATCTTCATTGAGGAACTCAGGCGCAGCCATAGAGCGCAAGGCAGTATTCGCCTTGGGTGTCAGCATAAGATCGTTTATACGAGCTAGCTGATCATTGGTTTTTGTGGAAACTGTAAGTCCATTGGCACGAATATAGGCTACCCCGCTCGCAAATTTTTTAAGTTCTTTTGCATGGAGATCTACAGATAGATGCTCAATTTTAGAAATATCATCAGTAATTGACTCAATATCGGCTTGTATCTTTTCCGGTGAAAGTTTATACAGTTTTGCCGTCCCTTTCTCAGTAGACGGCAATCCCCACTTCTTCATCTTATTCAATATTGCCTGAGCACTAGCATATCCAGCCATAGCACCAGTAGCAGCGCCATATGTCCCACCGCTTCGATATCCGACATATCCACCGAGACTAGTAGCGCCTGCCTTCAAAGTTTGATCTATTACTTTATTTCTCGCAGCCCAACCTCCCAGATTCTTGCTTTCGATAGCAGCCCGTCCTGCAACTGGTAACGATCCACCAATGGCAGCGCCATAGCCGATGTCACGGCCAATATCACCAATGGTCGTTGGCTGACCGGCAGCCATGCGCGTTGGTGTGCCAGATGCCGCCCCTATCACTGCTCCACGTCCAGCGGCTACCGCCGCTGTCCGAGGAAGCTCTCGTACGACTCGTTGTGCTGGTGTAGATGCCGATGCGCTGCGTCCCAATATACGACCGATTCCTGTTTCTGCGAGACGAGCAGAGGCTTGACGTACTCCAGGGATGTTGCCCATACGACCAAATGGGATCGCATTTAATGCACCTTGGACTGCGACTTGGTTCCAGTTGGTATCATTCTCGCCTGGAATTTCATAATCCTGTGCCCACTTTTCACCTGCGGCTCCACCCGCAAGTCCTCCCGCCATCATCCCTGGTATCCCACCGAAACTCCCAACGGCTGCTCCAGCAACCGCAGGTGCGATTCGTATTGCCATGGGAATCGCAGTATCGAGGAAACTACGATCTGGTGAAGATGATTCCCCAGGATCGATATCCATCCTAAGAGAGACAGGATCACTATGCAGAGTGCTTTGCCCAATCCGATCTTCCATGGCGTATTCCTCAGGAAGAGGAGGAGGACTGTTCTTGAGTCTTTCTACTTCTGCATCATACTGACTTAGTATACGCCTGGGAACTTCTATGGCGCGTGGCTGTCCTTTGTCATTATTGACAACAGATAATCCAAAGCGTTCGGCTAAACGCGCTATCTCATCATTTGATAATTGTCTGACAGCCATTGATCAATTATCCCTCAGCACCGGAGGCCCATCTAAGACGCCCGTATTATCTACCATTCCAATTAACTCTGCCCCACGCTCACCAAGTTTATGCCTCCAATAAGTAGAATCATATGAATCCATCTCATTCAACAGTCCATCAATGAGAGCGAGATTGACATTTGGAATATTTTCATTGTTTGGAAACATTCGTAGGTACTGTTCATTCTCAAGTTGACCGAACTGCACACCAGTAGCTGCTCGTCTATAATTGATCAGTGTTCCCATTAGCCTATTTGCAAGTTCAACATATCGTGCATCTTGCGTCACACCAACAGACCTGTAAATCTTCTCGATATTACCCAAAAGCCAATTTGTAGGAAGAACAGGAGCGTTGTCCTCTCCCAGAGCCGCATACCGTTCGAGTGTATTTCTCACATCACGCAGGCTGTTCACTGTTGCCATTCGTCCAATGATACGTTCCTTGTTTTGTACGTTTTCCGTTTCAACAGCTGCATATCTTATTAAATCATTGAGTTCGTATCGATCCCCAGAACGCTCTGCTTCTTCCCATGCTCTATTGAAAGAATCCGTAAAGGATGGACGACGAACAGCAGGAATATTTAAAACGGCCCTATCTATTACAGCCTTATAATCATTCGACATGGACGCAGTGAGGGCTGGTTGAGGAGGAGAGGTATCCCTTGGTTGTAGTTGGTTTCCGCTTGCGTCAGTCACCGGAACATATCCATCTACAGTAGGACGCATCAACCCACTAGATGTCCAAACAGGTGTTCCATCACTTCTCGTTATATCTGCACTTCTTTGTGTATAGTTAACTCTATCTTCGTCAGTTAAAAGCTGACGCGGATTTAAGCCTCTATACTCTGGATAAAGAAAACGTGCATATGCATCTAACGCCTGCTCTTCCCCTGTCAGATTCTCTCGACGAGGAAC